GTACGATGTTCTTTTCAAGACCAGATCATGCGTACCATCTTCAAAGTCTGTATGCTCAATGACTTCCACATCATTGTTAGAGATTAGAATTTGTAATTCCATCTCCTCTAGGTTGTGGTACTCCTCCCTCTGCGCTTCTTCGTATTCATCCCACCAAACTTTTACAATGCCATTCTTCTGCATTAAAGCATCAGTAAACCATGAATATAGCACTTCCCAACCGTCATTATCCTTAGCAAAAACGTAATTAACATAGTCTGTTGCCTGTTTAGCCATATCAACATCTTCTGGCCCAACAGGACTAAACTTCACCATTTCATCGCCAGACGCGAATATACGCATCAATGATGGCTTTATCCACTCTATGGTATCCTGAACAGTAGAGTCAACAAACTGGCTTCTACCCTCAACCTCATTCCCAAAGGGAAGAGCATAGTAGTAGTCCATAGCCATTTCACGCTGCTTAGATATGGTATCACTGTAACCAAGAGAGTCAGTAATTTCTCCCCGTATCCTAGTTACAATGTCTTCTTCGCTAATTTTTTCAGCCATCAAATAATTCCATATTGCTTGTACTCTACTTCATTAGTCCAGCTAGGGTCTGCTCCCGCTACAGCATATCGTTGTGATTGAAATGCGTATCGGGTAGCCGACATTAGATCATCTCGTATGGGTGTGATCTTACCCTCTTTCCTGTGGTACATCCTAAATTCTTCAAACCAATCTGACAGCGTGGAGAACACTTTAAATTTATCTGCTTCCATTGCTTGCAGTATCGCCATGATTCCCTCTTCTACACTATTACCACCCTTCTTCTCGCCTAATGCAGCAGGGTTAGTAAAATGCTCAAGCAGCATATTACAGCCTAAATTCCTGTATTGGTCAGCAAGACCCGGATTTCCCATACTATCCCTGCGATTGCCGTCATGTGGGTAGGCTATGGGTATAAAACTGGGTCTGCTTTTTATAAATCCTGCGTGAGTTGCCGGGGAAGCTTTGGAAGCTCTATGGCAGTCATAAATGTAAAATGTATCTGTGTCGTTGTCTATAGCGCACCAGACTACTGCTGTCGGATGATCCCAACCAAAATCTATTGCGGCTATTCTGGGCCAGTGTTCTTCTATACTTATAGGATCAACAAACAGCTTTTCTTCCATGACAGGGAAGACAAGGCCCGACCCTAGTGAGGGTCTTCCGTATCTCCTCATCTCACGCTCATGCGGCGAATAGCTGGACAGTATTTGTTCCATTACCGCTTCGTTAAGATGCCCGTTATTACCCAGCATCGACATAATCTTTTCAGAAGCGTCATCCCAAGTTGCGTTGGTTAGGGATTGCCCCGGCTTCAAGTTGTTCACGAAGCTTGCCACTGTCTCTGTCATACCAGACTCAGGGGTGAACGTCATGTACACCATCCCGCGCCTGTCTAGCGTTCTCGTAACCGCTTGAGAGTATATATCCCTAGATGGCTCCTCGTCTAACCATACACAGTCTACTGAACGACCTTGCCACTTCTCAACGCCCATTTCATAGGCTTTAAAGAATAAAGATGAGTTCCCGCCGCTGACATGACGAACTAGCGCCATCGACTTTGCGTTTGGTACACCGGGCTTGCGTTCCGTTTTTATAAGAGTGTTTAGAGGAATCGAGCCGGAACCGTATGCTTCAGGGTCATCAGGGGAACCCAATAATTCTGCTTGAACTATATCTCTTGTTGTTTCGTTGGATACTCCGCCAGCCCATGCTGTGATAGGCTGGGTAAATCTACGACCATTCCACCACTTGGGGTACAACCCTGTAATATGGTATGCTAACTCAGCAGCGCCACAATAGGACTTCCCTATGCGGTTAGCCGCCATCAGGAGCCTCTGATTGGCTTCTAAGCCAGTTTCATGGAATCCCTGCTGGTAGGGGTAGGGGTCGTAGAAATCGAGCTTGTTGTACCGCTCTCGCTTTCTAAGCTCCCTCATTACCTCAACAGCTTTTTGCAGCTCTTCCCTACTGGCTGTACTGGCCTGTAACATAAGTGGGTATAACTATACTTCGAATTTTTTATTTATTCTGTGTATCTCTGAGGAAACCCAGTTTGGGAAGATGAACGGGAGTATCCCGTGAATAACCCCAACCACGACCAACACTAATAGCTGGCTGCTTGTTTTCCAAGAAAAAACTAAATGCTGGAAATAGTTTTTATTCTGCTCTTTTAGATGTTTCATTAATTCATAAGTTCCGGTATTTCATCTATTGTAGAAGTTCCCATCAAAGCCTCTAGCTCCCGTTTTAATTCGTCCGTTGAAGCTTGCTCCACATGGGATATCTCTTGCTGCACCTTCTCGACAGGCTTTAGGCCAGCCCTGTCAAGCACATCTTTAATCGCGCCCAACCTGACACTTTCGGACTCCGCTGCGTCAACAAGGCTGCGTAACTGTGCCAATGCTCCCGGCACACAATCCTGCAACATCTTCTTCTGTCGCTCTTCTATCTCTCTGGCGTACTTGTTCTTTAGCTCATGCCCCCGCTGCTTTGGCGAACCATAGCCAGCGAGTTCTGCTGAACGAGTAGCATTACCCGTCAGACAGTATTGCTCAATGAAGGTTTCTTGCTTTTCTGTTCTCAATCTCTATGCCCTCTTGCTGCTTCTACCGCTTTTCTTGTATCCGCTAGCATAAGCAGCCTTTGACTGCTTTTCTGCCTGACCTCTGTTAGCGTAACATTTCCCTTTGCTTCCCCACTTCCATCCCTGTTTGCCGCTCTTTAGCGTGCATTTTTGTATTGGCATTATCTTTCTTCGCCTAACATTCCGTGGAACAGACCTACTTTAGCCATTGGGTAAGAGTAGGGGTTCATCCTAGTTCTTCTCCGCTTGTTTATATATGCTTGTGATGGCTGCTCCTTGAACTTATCCAATGCGGGTTCCATCAACTGCTCTCCAACAGATTTATCAGTAGGCTTATACTCCCCTCTCTCTCTATCTTTAAGAAACGTTGGTAAATGCTGCTGTACGCCAACCCCATGCCTACTTGCTTCCCGACCCTCCTCTAAAAATTTGAGGGATTGCGTCATTGGCTGTATATCAATATATAGCCTGTTCGTATCTGAACCAGAATCAAGTACAAAATCTAACGGCTTAAACCCACTACCTTGCTTCATTTGATCTGTAAAAACATAAAAACCATAGTCAGGCTCATCCTTTTTCCATAGCCCTCTTACCTGCACTGTGGCTAGTAATGGGTCTGTGAGCCTAGCCCCCTGATTTATACTTACATAGCCATCAGAAATAACTACATTTTCCCTTATCCTTTGCTTAGATAGTCCATCCGGGATTTCCTCTATTAACTCATCTATGCCCCATGATTTTATATTTTTTCCATCCTTATCCTTTAGCTGCCCCAGCTTCTTTTTCTCTTCTAAGCTTTTTAGAGCTTTGTAGACACCTCCTAGTATTTTGGGGTCAGGTGCATGAGGTTTCCCCATCATGAATAATATTTTTTCTTTACCAAAGAATGGCTTGTTGCTTAAATGTACAGCATCATTATTCAGCCTATTATCTTTTTTTATCGTAGCAGATATGTGATTCTTCAATACATCGTCTGTTAAATCAAAAGACTCTCTAAGCCCAGCATTTTTAAAATCCAACTGAAGTAAGTCTGCTACTATTTGGGGGTTCTCGCTAACCTCCTGCATAGAAGCTTTCCTATGTCTAGGTGTTATATACCTATGCAAGCCACTTAATAAATTTTTTATTCTGGGGTCGCCGGGAGAGAACTTTTCCAGTATACTGGCGTTGTAAGCTATCTGTGAATGGAATTGCTCTGCTGCGCTGTTGGCAACTTGCGAAGGGGTTAATACTTGCCCCTCCGGGCCTCTCACTACATCATTTGTTAAATGATGGGTATACTCTTTTTCCTTTGATTTGCTCAAAAAATTTGCGTGGCGCATCACATCTTGGAGGCGCTCTAATTCACGCAGGACATTGCCTGTTATTCCGAAGGTATCCCTTAGATGTGCATCCTGAGCGTTCAAAAATCTATTTATGGGATTTCTTCGGAACGCTGTCGCTCCCATAGCCCCAAGGTGAGCAGGAACATTTATTGGAGCTTTCTGACCCGCCAGCTTTGCGGCCTTATCTGTGCCAACCCCTAAAGCCTCTAACCCCTTCTGTACTTGAGGTTGCCAGCTATCTGGCAATACCTGTCCGGGGGTATACCATTCCCCCACATGCCTATTAAACAATCTATTTACGCTATCGTCTTCCCCGAATAATTTAGCCTGAAGTTCGCTAGGTGAGGATTGTCTGTATCCCGTTCTTGTCTGTATTACTCCCGGCTGCTCACCCGCTAATTGCTGTCTAGTAACTAATTGACCAGAAGCAAGATTTTTTACATTATATCTGGTATCCCCTACAAATTTAGCAGCCTCAGCCACCTTGTCCACACCCGCGCCTCTGGCGGCTTTAGCAGCGGTCATCACTCCGCTTCCAGCCAACTTGGTTGGCGATACAGCGCCCATGAGTACATTGCCTAGCGTATAAGCGGCAGTTCCTAGTAATGGATTCTGACTTTCCTCCCCAGCAAAATAATCTCCGACAGCTTGCAAGGGCGCATCAAGGGTTTCCATTGCCCCACCTACTGCTTCCAATGAGCCAATTGTGGCTTGTGATTTAGGCTGGTATCCTGCTTGCATTACACCCTGCATGGATTGCTGAGCTTGGTCTACGCCTTTCCCGGTGGCGATATCTAGCAACCCGCGATACCCAGCTAATGGCATCATTGCTAAGTTTGATAGTATAGTCGTTGGAGTTTCCCAAGCTGACCTACCTATGTCGCTTAGAAGCTGCCTCCTGTTTTCTCTTCTATACTCGTTAGCCATATTAGTGTTTGCTTATGATACCTAAAATAACATACCGCTGAATGGGTAGAACATATTATATATTACTAAAAACAAAAGGGGGGCTACGCCCCTTCCTTCTTCCAGCCAACATTCTGTCAGCATCGATCGACTACCTATAAGGTGCCAATGTCTAACCTCTAGATGCGAATGATTATCATTCATAAATCGCAAGCACATTCTGCGTCCCGTGTCAACCATTGCGATATTGTGGTTTGAACTGGGCAGTAACCGGAACCGGAGAGCCCGAACACCACAGCGGAGCGTGTGAGTGTGTGGGCCTCACATCATATAGTGGTTGACAGCTACCTATCATCCGTGCTACGGTCCGATTTTTACCACTAACAGAGGACTAGAACATGTCATATCAGATAGCGTCTATCACAGGTGACGGGCTCACCACTATGGTCGATCACGACCCGCATGGTAATGTGATGGCAGTGTGGTATCACGACGAGCCGGTACTAGTAATAGAGAATTTTGGCGAGTTTGCCGGACGTTACGAGACTGTCACGGTAGGCGACATTTACACGGTAGACGATGCTGAGTCTGCATTTGTAGACTACTTGAACCTACACGGCGACCACGAGTATTACGCATGATGAGTAACGCAGAAATCGAGCTTTTCATCATCTACGGATTCATAGTAACCATGATTGCTGTACTAATTATCGGAGCGTTCAAACCATGACAAAAGAATACCCCAAACTGATAGCCTCAAAAAAGGCGCTACTAGAGGTTAGGACATACCTCAATGACGTGCTGGAAATTGATGTAAACCATGCACAAGATACATATCAAGGTGTCCTTATTGATCATGTAGACGATGCATGGTTTTCTGGGCAACGGATGGTGTTAGAAGATGCCATGAAACACATTGACAATATGGTCAACGACATTGACACCAACATCGAGGCGCTCTAATGACAATCACACACGGCTGGAAACTCTTTAACCTACGAAAAGATGGCACGATAGGCCCACTATTCATCAACCGACGCCAGCGTATACCATCTAACCAATGGCTCGATGCTGAGTCACACCCTACTAAAGGTTTTGCTGTACGCGGTCAATGGCATGCTACTAGCGAAAAATCAGCACCACACCTCAGCCCTAAAGGTAGAGTTTGGCGCAGAGTACAGTTGCAAGGTGTCACGCCAATGGACAGACCAGAGTCACAGGGTGGAACATGGTTTTTGGCTGATAAAATGCTAGTATTGCCAGCATAACTGACGAGCCTTATAATAGGCGAAACCGTAGCGATACGGTCTTATGCAAACAGAGGACAAAACCATGAATAACGAACTACGTTGCACAGACTGTGGCACTGATGGCTTATCCGGATGTATTCGATGTTTCGATGAGGGTCGCGTAAATGGCTACATTACCGACACAGAATGGGAGCAATACGGCTATGATTCTGACGGTGAACCATACGAAATCGGAGTAAAACCATGATCCAGCTATCGAAAATGACTGGCAAGTTAGAACGCATTCCAGCCTATAACACCAACACCACTAGTAATGAGTTTTGCATACGTCAGAAAGAGACTGACACTATCTGCGGTAAATGCTACTCACACCGGATGTTGTCTACGTTTCGTAAGAATTGCGTACCAGCATTTGAGCGTAATTCCGAAGCATTCTCAAAACCCATTCGTTGGGACGATCTACCAGTGCTAAACCATGCATTCGTTAGAATCAATGGGCATGGCGAGTTAATCAATATGACACACTTGGTAAACTGTCATGCTATCGCGCTCAAAAATCCGCATTGTAACGTCGTGATATGGACAAAACGCGCTGGACTGATTCGCGACTATCACAAGCACTATAAGCAGCCTAAAAACCTGATACTGATATTCAGCAATCCGCGCATTGATAAGCCTATAGCAGTTCCGCGTGGCTTCGATAAGGTTTTCAATAACGTACAGGTAGACAAGACACCACAAAACTGTACGGGTAAAAAGTGTATCGAGTGCCTAGCTTGCTATCGTAAAGACTCAGGTACTGATGTAATTGTAGAAGCGGTCAAGTAACGAAAATCAGCACACAACAGCGTTATAGGGCTTACCCTGTAGGGTAGGTTAGGGTCACGCCTAAAACGTCGCTAGAACCCCCGTTTTGGAGCCTCTAAGGCCCAATCGGGGGTGTGTTTTACCCGTCTGCTGTAAGTAGTCGCGGTCTTGTGGACCGCTCCTCTGTTCCGATTATTTTTTGCAACTAGGTTCCGTTGACGGCGGAGATTGCGCCTTTGCTTTTGTTCTGATTCTGGCAACGGCTTGACTCAAGTGTAAATTCGTGATAATATTCGTAGATGTTGGCGCGTAACTATAGTTTAACTACTATAGTTTAACTGTTAAACTGAAGTTTATATTTATCTGTTGTTTGTTGTTTAACTATAGTTAAATAGTTTAACTATAGTTAAACATTTTCAACTTTCTATTTATGTCATCACTAAGGGCTTAACTCATTGATTTAATTGATAAAAAATAAACACTTGCATTTGGTAAGTAGACCTGTTATACTAAGCACTCAATACAGGGAGATTGAAATGAAAACACGTAAGAAAACCAAGAGGGAAGTAGAAGCGGACGTGATAAACGCCACTGAAAAGCTGAACGAATTGCA